GCCAGGCCGATATCCAGCATTGCGTTTTTAATGATTCGGGCGACGTTATCGCGGTATGCCTGCCCCTCTGCGCTGACGTGCGTGCGCCCGCGATTATGGCGGTAATAGCGATTATTGCTCGGAGGCCAGGGTAATGTGATGCTGTAGGTATTCACGCCTTAATAACCCCCTCTTTCAGCCAGATAACCTGTGTTCTCGCCATACCTTCCAGCGCGCATTCTTTTGCATATGCAGCATCGACAAAATGTGTGCGGCGGTCGATTTCGTCGTGGCAGGCAGAACATGCAATGGTGGCAATCAGGTCTGGCGGTTTGGTACCGGTGCCGCACAATCCAGTCAGCCGGATATGTGCCAGTACAGACGTTTCAGGGTTGCCATTACATACGCCAGGGATTCTTACCTGGCATTCCCGACCACGCGCTGCTTTTCTCAAATCAGCCATGATTCCTCCTTGCTGCCAGTCGCAACCATTTTTTATCAACCAGGCTGGCGGTATATCCGAGCAGTGTTGGTATTTCGGAAGGCTTCAGCTCCGGTTTACGCTTACGACGATTTGGTACTCTGTAGATGTGTCCGTTCATGACACGAATAAGCGGTGTAGCCATTACGCCTCCTGCTTGTCGCGCAGCAGCTGGAACTCGCAGCTCTGCGGAATAGTCAGGTGGCAGCCAATATTCACCGCCCAGGCTTCAACCTTACACAGGAAGACATACATCTCTCCGGTATCAAGATCGGAGGTATGGCGTAACGACTGGATAGTAGTGATTTCGCCGGTTACGACATCAACCAGGTCCTTGGTTTCATAACCGAGGTATGTGTGTTTGAGAGCATCTTTTACCCATGCTGAAGTAGCGAACGATTTCCCCCTGCTGATGAGGTATTCACTGATTTCGCTGTACCACATGTGGCTGAGTGCATTCTGGGAAAGACTGCGTTTCTCACGCCACGGTTTAAGCACCATGCGAAAGCATTTTCCGTTCTCCAGATAAGGCTGGATCTGCTGGCCGATAGCGGTGAAGTTACCGCGATGCAATTTGATGCCATCTTGTAGGAGGTTCACGATTCACCTCCGCAGAGGTCAAACGCTGGATGCAAAAAATCGCAGGTACATTTCTGCATCTGTGAAGGGAGAAGAGAGTTTGGATTGTATGTGCGCATAAACGTCCCCGTTTAGCGCAGAAGTCACCGGAGTTGTTCAGGCTCCGGTGACTTAATTATGACAAGTTGATTATGGAAAATCAAAGCTTGTCATCAGAACAACGAATAATTTAAAAACTCTATAATTTCTAAGATTTTTTCACTTATCGCTGGAATGAAACGTGAAGCAAAATAGAGCCCCAAAAAAACCAATATTGAGTACGAAACCGTGATAGCGACTCTGTATTTTTTCTCGCCTCGCTTCACTCTCTCCCACTCAGTTTTAAGAACACTGGAACTATATTCAAAATACTGTCTGACCACATCTGTAATGTTAGATGAGCGATCCATTTTTAAAATGTAATCCTCAATGATTTTCAAAAGCAGAGACTCTTCATTAGTTAAGTTTTTACTGGATAACCTAAGCTTCACTTTTGCGGAAAGAAAATAAATTTTTCCAGCCACCTCAGGGAGCTTCTCAGGCGGAGTCGTGCGTAATTGTAAAAAGTTCTCCATCAATTCGGCTAACTCTTCCCTTAAACCATCTATCCACGCTTGCCGAAACTCAGATGTTTTATTCTCCTTAGTGATAACAAGCCCCACTCCAGCTGCAGCTGCGGCAATAATTGCGGCGACAACTGAGGCTATCCCTGCATCCATAAATTACCCCTCAAAACAATATGAATATGAATATGATTCGATGTCTTCAGCAATTGAAAACTAAAACTCCCTGTAATGTCACATCTGCCCATGAATGTGTTTTCTTCATACAGCTTTGCTGCAATATCTAAATCAGACATTAGTCAGCGGTTCTCCCGCGCCAGCGTTTGTTACTTTCTGATATTCTTTCTGTATCAACGGATTCAACCTCACCTTCTGAAAACCTAACTGCATTAGCTTTAGCCATTGCCTTCCTAGCATCTTCTTCCGCCTGGCTAAAATGCACCTTCTTTCTTCCCTTGAAACTACCAACGCGAATTTTGGAAGAGGCCTGCGTCTTGTACTTGCTAATCCGTAATTGTGCCGCCAAATGGGCTTTTGCCTCGGTGCGGTTCGCTGGCTTCTTCTTTACTAATTCAAGGTCTAAATGGTACTGCTGCTCAGCTCTTAGTTTCTTCGGTTTCATAATATCACTCTCAAACAAAGTCCATTTATCATAGAATAAAAGCCCTCTAAGAGCTTTGATTTGTATCTATGCTAATTCCCGTCAATTTGTTCTTCATTTTACCTCCAGCTGTTGTGCTGCTGCAGTGGCATTCAATAGTTTTCCTTCTAAGCATCCTACAAAATCGGTGACGAGTCATGACCAGTTCACGTAGTGCAATGAAATTACTGCAATCTATTATGACGCAAATGCGTCAATACTCGAATCAACTGATCATCCTGCCACGACTGAAATCTCAAATAGGCCGTTTCTCAAGTAAGAGATTTTGAATGCATTATTGGCTACTGAAATAAAAAACCCAGCGCCAACTGGGTTCATATGAAATTTTTTTGTCATTTCCAATTGCAAGACTGTGAAATTTTTTCCACAACCTTATCAATCTCAGACAAGTCAAACTCAACTACTTGCATAGTTGATCCATAAGGTTCAAACCCAAAAATAGCTTTTTTATGCTTAGCCAAGGTCTTTATAAATTGTATTGGTTGTGGAGCAAATGCAGAATCACCGCCTTCCCCACCTCCCCAAACACTCTTGACCGGCTTTCCGCCATCTAACCGCACTGTAATTCTTGGGTTGTCCGAACCCATATAATCATTGAATGATAAATAGGCATCTGTTTTGTTATCACTACAACGCAACACCAGTGAAGTTGCACGATCAGTACCTGCTTTGTTATATGAATCTGGTGATAAATTAAGAGCCACAAAGTCAGTCTGGTCAGTCATTTTATTTATCTCAGACTTTGTTATCCACGGCCCTAACTTCTCTACACCAGCATTTGCTGTAAACGAGGCACTTATGACAAAGGCTAAAATAAATTTTCTCATAACCCTATCTCCTTGGATTTAAAGAACTAAATATTATCAAGTCTCTTGCCACTAGAAAACCCACTTTATTTCCAAACTCTGACGGCATTCCTGAAAATCCGCTTCATACTCACTTGCCCCGCCCTATCATCCTGAGTAGCTAACCGTTAAACAAACGTTCGCCAGACCTTACCATCAATGACCAGGATTCCTGCCCGCGCCATTTTTGCCGCAGCCTGATTTATGCTGGTTAATGTCACACCTGTTGTCGCAGCAACGTCCGGCGCACAGAAGCTCTTGTGCGTCTCCAGATAATGAATAATTGCCTCTTTGCCCGTCATACAGTTGCTCCTTTCAGTCCGAACTTCGCTTTGATTTCTGCGATCTTCGCCAGAGCCTGTGCACGATTTAGAGGTCTACCGCCCATGACAGGAAGTTGTTTTACTGGTTCAGGTATCGCCTCACCACGGTTAATTCGCGCGGTCATACAAGTCAGTTCATCGGCAGCCTTGCGCCGTAATTCCGCATCAGTCAGCGCATTGGCCCGCATGTTCTGATACAGGTTGGTAACCAACCAGTAGTGCGCGTTTGATTTCCATGGATAAGACTCTGCATCCGGATACAGGCCACGCTTCCGGCAATACTCGTAAACCATATCAACCAGCTCGCTGGCGTTTGGCAGCCCGGCAGTAACGGATGCTTCTTCCCGGCACCAGGCAACAAACTGCCCGGGTGATGGCAGGAATGGTCGATTCTGCCGACGGGCTACGCGCATTCCTGCGTTAACCTGTTCCATTGTGGTGATCCCGTTTTCCCGGAAAGCCAGAACCCACTGGCGGCGGATTTCGTTCAGTTCGTTCTGGTCCCGGTTAGCCAGGCTCGCCGGGAAAGTTGCCAGTAACTGGCTGAACACACCATTGATGATCTGCGCTACCTGCTGTACCTGCGGCTTTTCGTCGTACTGTTCCGGCATGTTGTTGGCGATCCGACGCATCTGCTCACGGTCAAAGTTAATCATCTGTGCGGCGATGTTTTTCATAGATCCACCCCGTAAATCCAGTCTGTGTTTGTCAGGTCGAGTTTTGGTTTGCTGGCTGTCACGACTGCCTGTTGCTTGTTACGGTTGATTTCGAGCTGGGTCCACTTGTCGCGGAGTTTGGCCGGACTCAGCACGTTACCGGACCAGAAGTTGTCCTGGCAGGCCCAGCGGAAAAGCACACACATATCGCGGTGGTTACGTCCGTCACGTTCACGCATCAGGCGGATATCGTTAGCCCACCCAGCAAAATTCGGTTTTCTGGCTGATGGCGCGATGGTCTTCACCATGTCAAACATCCACTCTGCGGCGGTCAGGTCTTCTGCTGTCCCCCACTTGCTGCCGCTCTGAATTGCAGCATCCGGTTTCACCACAGAAAGATCGTTTTCTGGCTGGTCAGAGGATTCGCCAGAATTCTCTGACGAATAATCTTTTCTTTTTTCTTTTGTAATAGTGTCTTTTGTGTCCCCCTGTTTTGAGGGATAGCAATCCCCCAATTTGAGGGATGTTTTATCCCTCGTTTTAGGGGATTTTCCCTCGTTTTGAGGGATGCACCATTCTGAGATGTTTTTGTTTGGTCCAAACATGCCGCCTTGCTGCTTGATAATATTCATTCTGACGAGTTCTAACTTGGCTTCATTGCACCGTTTGACAGGTAACTTTGTAATCTCGCTAAGTTGAGAATCGGTGATTCTGTCCATTGGTTTATTCCACCCATAGGTTTTACGCAGAATGGCAAGCAGCACTTTAAACTGTCGCTTGGTCAGATCTGCGCCCGAATAAGCCTCAAGCAGCATATTTGATAGTCTGGCGTAACCATCATCGAGATCTGCCACATTACGCTCCTGTCCGGCAAAGTTACCTCTGCCGAAGTTGAGTATTTTTGCTGTATTTGTCATAATGACTCCTGTTGATAGATCCAGTAATGACCTCAGAACTCCATCTGGATTTGTTCAGAACGCTCGGTTGCCGCCGGGCGTTTTTTATTGGTGAGAATCGCAGCAACTTGTCGCGCCAATCGAGCCATGTCGTCGTCAACGACCCCCCATTCAAGAACAGCAAGCAGCATTGAGAACTTTGGAATCCAGTCCCTCTTCCACCTGCTGATCTGCGACTTATCAACGCCCACAGCTTCCGCTGTCTTCTCAGTTCCAAGCATTGCGATTTTGTTAAGCAACGCACTCTCGATTCGTAGAGCCTCGTTGCGTTTGTTTGCACGAACCATATGTAAGTATTTCCTTAGATAACAATTGATTGAATGTATGCAAATAAATGCATACACCATAGGTGTGGTTTAATTTGATGCCCTTTTTCAGGGCTGGAATGTGTAAGAGCGGGGTTATTTATGCTGTTGTTTTTTTGTTACTCGGGAAGGGCTTTACCTCTTCCGCATAAACGCTTCCATCAGCGTTTATAGTTAAAAAAATCTTTCGGCCTGCATGAATGGCCTTGTTGATCGCGCTTTGATATACGCCGAGATCTTTAGCTGTCTTGGTTTGCCCAAAGCGCATTGCATAATCTTTCAGGGTTATGCGTTGTTCCATACAACCTCCTTAGTACATGCAACCATTATCACCGCCAGAGGTAAAGTAGTCAACACGCACGGTGTTAGATATTTATCCCTTGCGGTGATAGATTTAACGTATGAGCACAAAAAAGAAACCATTAACACAAGAGCAGCTTGAGGACGCACGTCGCCTTAAAGCAATTTATGAAAAAAAGAAAAATGAACTTGGCTTATCCCAGGAATCTGTCGCAGACAAGATGGGGATGGGGCAGTCAGGCGTTGGTGCTTTATTTAATGGCATCAATGCATTAAATGCTTATAACGCCGCATTGCTTGCAAAAATTCTCAAAGTTAGCGTTGAAGAATTTAGCCCTTCAATCGCCAGAGAAATCTACGAGATGTATGAAGCGGTTAGTATGCAGCCGTCACTTAGAAGTGAGTATGAGTACCCTGTTTTTTCTCATGTTCAGGCAGGGATGTTCTCACCTGAGCTTAGAACCTTTACCAAAGGTGATGCGGAGAAATGGGTAAGCACAACCAAAAAAGCCAGTGATTCTGCATTCTGGCTTGAGGTTGAAGGTAATTCCATGACCGCACCAACAGGCTCCAAGCCAAGCTTTCCTGACGGAATGTTAATTCTCGTTGACCCTGAGCAGGCTGTTGAGCCAGGTGATTTCTGCATAGCCAGACTTGGTGGTGACGAGTTTACCTTCAAGAAACTGATCAGGGATAGCGGTCAGGTGTTCCTACAGCCACTAAACCCGCAATATCCAATGATTCCATGCAATGATAGCTGTTCCGTAGTAGGGAAAGTTATCGCCAGCCAGTGGCCTGAAGAGACATTTAGTTAACAGCCTCACCACTCTAAAACACACAACAATAACCCGACCTTAGCGTCGGGTTTCTTTTTCCAAAATATAAACCCATTAAATACAAAGCGTTATAAGAAACTAATTATATTTAGAACATTTTGTATTGACTCGATAAAGTACAAATCGTACTATTTAGCCATCAGCAGGACGCACTGACCACCATTGAAGGTGAGGCTCTTAAAAATTTAGCCCTGAAGAAGGGCAGCATTCAAAGCAGAAGGCTTTGGGGTGTGTGATACGAAACGAAGCATTGGCCGGAAGTGCGA